CAACTACTTATAATGTAAGTAGCATCATGGTTCCAGAATTGGAACCTGGACCCTCAACAGGGTCCCTACCCTCTCTTCCTAAGAAGAAGAGGATTCGGCGTAAACCTAAGTGTAACACTCAGGGTAACGCTGATCTCCCTCACTTGCCACAAAAAGGCAGGAGGGGGTTGGAAGGGGGAACTCTTAGGATGGAGTTCGGTAGTACGTTAATGCCCAGCTTAAGCTGGTATTACCGCACACATGAAGGGTTATCCCTTCATGGCCGACTCCCTCCGTTTCTCCGTTATCCTGTCGAGGTCTTAGCAAATTGCTCAGATTTTCGATACGATAGAGAGGAGTTCTCAGGCGGAGGGCCCGCGGTACTGAATGTCAGTCCGCCGGAACGCTCCGTAGGTCTCTCACTCCATGAGTTCTATACCCTTTGGGCAGAGGACTTGCGTCGGGCGCTAGCTGCAAGGCTGCGTCGCGACGGGCTTACATCTCCAACGAAACGCTATATGCGCAACTTGGAGGTGCTGGAGTTTATGAGAGCCACTTGGGATGCTGCTCTTGTTGCATATCAGCAAGAGCGCATCTGGAACCTAACCAGGTATCACTATTCCTCGGTCCTTAACAGTGCAACACTGCAAGGGCTTAAGAGGTTTAGGAACCAGTTGGTGTTCCATCCACTAGAGGCAGCCCTACGCTTAAAGCGTTGTGCTCAAGCATGTAGGAGTTGGTACTATGGAGGTACCAAGCCTACAGGTCGACTTCTAGTGTTTAAAGAAAGGAGGGTTGCACTCCTTGCGTCTTATGTCGCAAGGGCTTTGCCTCCCGCTCCTCCAGATAGTAAGGGCCTTGACGGGTTACTCGAACGCCTAACGTCCGAGCCCCCTCCAGAGCCCCCCTACTGGAGGCCTTTCTTGAGAGCGTATGTTCAACGTTGGGCCCCTTATAGGGCCCCTCGTGAACTCTACACCATGCCTTCCGCGCATGCGGCCTTGGGTTTCCCAAGGTCGTACGGCGGGCATGTTGCGGGCGTACAGTACATTGTACTGTTAGGGTACGCTCTCCGTCGCCGCGAGTCACGGACTCTACCTCCCTCGGGTAAGGTAGATTTCGATGGCTCCTACCTTGAGCTTCTTTCTCAAGCCTTGAACCCTAAACCGGGTGACAAGGCACCAGATATTTGGTTGAGAAAGATGTTTCAAGGCCGCTGGGATCATCTCGAGGAGACGATTCCAGGCGTCGGCGATCGTCTGCAGGAGTATCTTAAGATAGGTACGGCTTACATCCTTGATAGGTTGGAGCATGTGCCTATTCTTCCGATTTCTGCAGAAGAGAAGGGTTTGAAGACTAGATTCCCTACGGCCAGTTTGACCGCAGTTAATCTTGTTCAACAGATCCTTCGGCGAATCGCTGATCACGTAATTATACGGGATCCGCGGTTCTCGGACGCTCTTGGAGGAGCAACTCCTGGTATTAACCTTGCTGGAGAGGTCGGTCCTTGGTATTCCCAAGACTGTACCGCTGCAACAGATTATCACCCGGAGTGGCTTACGCGTGGGCTCTACGAGGAACTTGCAGACAAGTATCCTCGTGAGCTTGGTCCCTATAGGTCTTGGTTCTCCAAGCTCTTTGGGGCCAAGAAGATAGTGCGAGGCAAGGCCTCGGACTACTACCCTAACGAACTCCTACAGGCGTACCCGATGGCTCCTTTATTGTGCCAACCTGATGGTCGGTCAGTAAAGGAGGCGGGTCATCCAATAGGTCATTGGAGGCGAATCATCTCATTATGGGATGATTGGCTAGACTTATTGAATGCCGATTCCGGCGTCATTACAACGACAGGGCAGATGATGGGTGATCCCACATCTTTCCCTCCGTTGATGCTCGTCAGCTTGTGTGCTGCCGAGCAAACGCTGAAAGTCATCCCTTACACACCTCAGGAGTGTAAGAAATGGCATCCGCGTTTAAGACGCCGGGACCCAATACTGAAAGGCGTAGGGGACGATGGTCTCCTACCTCGTTGGACTAAGCCTCGAGTAGACCGGTATAACCAGGTTCTAAACGAGTTGGCGGCGGAATTGTCCGCGCCGAAGTGCTTCCACCATCCCACTCGAGGTCTCATTGCAGAGATCCCGACTGAGTCAGGTTTTGAAGTACCTTTTTGGCCAACGTCAGTATTGGTTGCCCCGCCGGGGGGGAGTAAGGGTCAGGTAACTTGGCTTTCCCAGCCATCCTCCTTTGGAGGAGACCCCACTCGACCCACGGCACGGATTCCTAAAATGTTTTGGAAGCTTTCCCCGTATTACTATACGTGGCAGCTTGCTTACAATTTAGGGCTCCCGGTGGCAGCCCCCGTGGCCTGGGGGGGTATCGGTTTGCCGATATACCCCAAGGTGTCCACGGTGGCACACACGCAGTGGCTTTCCTATCTCTCGCAAGCTGAGTTAGCTCAGCTTGTAATAGGGTTAGGAATCGGCCCTGTAGGTAGCTCTCAGCATTCGTTATTGGATGCCTCAGCTGCCGACTGGGTCCGAAAGGTTATCGAAATCGACAAGGAGTTGTCCTCTGCCGGTTTAGATCTCCTAAGTCCCTGCGCGTTGAGCGATGACGCGGAAGTTCGTACCTCCCTTAAGGAAGCGTACCAACTTTCAGTCAGTCGTCTCAGGTCCGTGGAATTCTATTTTAGGATTCCGCCCGAAGCACTGGAGCTGTCTGCTCCATCCGTTAGGATGAGCAGCCAGCGCTTCGTACGGAAGGTTTACAGTAAGCCGCTAGTCAGTACTAACGGTTATGCTGAAACCAACCGGGACCTTGAACGAAAAACGTCTGTGTTCTTCGTTCGTTCAGCAGGCCTACTCCCTGATCCGTCGGCACCGCCGACAGGACGCTATGGTTTAGAGTCCTCTACTGAGGTCAAGTTGCGTTGGAAAGCACCTTGGCTCA